TATAGTCTCTCCGTGCGTAATCTCAATACAATTCGTAACCATTGAATTGGTGCTTGAACGATAAGAACCGTCCGAACCCATTCGAGCATTGTTTACCCAATCATTACTCCAAGTTGTATTTGTATCATTAGGTATTGCAAGGTTTGTATATGAAGGCTTTTCTGCAACCGCTGTAATGACGATATTCCCTGTACTGTTTGTGATAGTAATAGTGTTGCCGCTAACAACACTTGAAGTAATATCAATTCCACCCATAGTTACAACAATAGAGGAAAGATTATAACCACTATTTACCGTAATAGTTGCACTATAACTTGTACCACCGACAACGGTTGTCGCTCCGTTATTGCTTGTGCAGTTTGTGAGATTGCTTGTAACGGAGTAATAAACTTTATTGTCGAGCGTATAAGTTCCTATCGTCTCATAAGTTCCATTGTTTTTCTTATACTTAAAGGTATATGTACCGTCTGCAAGATTGCCCTCTAACAAGACATTGTTACTTTCAACAAGCGTTCCAGTAACATCACTTTCAACGGACGGTATTTGACTCGGTACATAACTTATAGAAATATCACCCTCACAATACATTCCGCTTGTTTTGAGTGTTTTTGTGCTTTCCTCGCTCATTTCAACAATTGTATTACCCTTGTATTTAATGGTTACATCAGCCATCAGCTAACACCCCCATTATATTTAGGTAACGTATCTAATGTTAGATAACCTTTTTTTGTAAGCTCTGTCTCGGTAACATATTCGCTCGGTATCTCTGTTACAAAAGAATTTATAATAGAGGCTGTCTTTGTTCCCGATCCGACAAGAGCAGTTGTTGAAACATCACTTTTGAATAATTTAAGATTACAAGTTGAGCCTGTTGCAATGTTCATAAGATTTGTTGTGGTAGGGAATGAACAGTTAGAAATATCAAATTCCGCTGTTTTAGCACCATCAACCGCAATTACAGCAGAAGAAGTTTCTACGCTTTCGACTTTGGTGTTATGAACAATAATATTATTTACCCCTCCCGAAGCTCCTTGTGAGATATTAAACAAGGCGTGATACTTTGGTAAAGTTCCCTTATATGCTATATTGCATCCATCAAAAACCGTTTCCTTTCCTGCCGCCCTTACCATTAAATGAATATTTGCACCGATTTCAAAGGTACAATTTTTGAATAAAAAAGTTTCATCGGGCAATCCATACGTTGTATTCCCTTGCCCTGTGGGAAGCACATAAGCCGTAGACTCCGAATCATTTGCCACAAATCTGCAATTATAACAATATAAATTTGCTTTTTGTGTAGATATGCGGTCGTTTGAGCTTCCTATCAAGTTGCCGCTATTTACAATATCGCAATCGTTGACAATGAAAGTACCGCCACCCAGAGAGATAAATCCTAACGTGCAATTAAAAACACGGACGGGATTTGTCGTTTGGGAGTATATTCTACCTACGTTACAGTTGCTTACTCTGCACTCTGTACCGCCTTGAATATTGATATCATTATCCAATTTGCAGTTAGTAATATTTACATTTCTTGTATTGCCGTTTCCCTCTGCGATACAAATACAGCCTACTCCGTTATCGTGAATATAACAATTATCTATCGTAATATTTATTGCGTGTCTAACATCGCCATCAGGCTCAATGTCAATACCATATTGAGGAGCAGTACCGCTGATATTGTAAATTTCGCAATCCCGAATAGTTATATCCTCGCCACCTACAACAGATACGCCTTGTCTGCGGCAATCGTGCATCACACAGTTAAGGATTTTCACATTTTTCGACGGAGTAGCCGTGCTTCCATAATGAACCCAAACAGCGTCACCCCAACAATCGCATATTTCCATATTTTCAACTGTTATATTTTCGCTTGTGTTAATAAAGACTCCTGTACCCCATTCGCCCGTTGTTCCGTTATGTGCATCTTTTTCGCCTTGAATCTTACCACCGCAAATATACACGTTTTTAACATCATCTATATAGATGATATTATAGTGATCATTTGACGTTGTTATCGCTTTGAGTATAGCTTTTTCAGATAACATAACCGTTTGATCTGATTTCGGTTTTATACCGCCTGTTGTATTATTATCGGCGTCAATCATATACGTTCCATCGGGAATATATACAAAAGAAGAAGCATCAAGAGCCGCTTGAATAGCCACCGTATCATCAGTTACGCCGTCACCTTTCGCACCGAACATCTGCGGAGTTACAAAGGAATTGTCTGCTAATTTCTTTGAAAAATCCGCCTCCGTTCCGGTATATCCTCCGTCTTGTGCGTATTCGTATGCCGTCTTTCCGGCATCTCCTTGTATGCCTTGACTTCCCTTGCTACCATTCTTCACGGTCAAAGTTTTTCCATCCGAGAAAGTCACAACGTTTGCGCCACCATCTGCCGAGCTTTCGCTTACGCTTGATACGGTTACGCTTGTTCCGTCTTTACCGTTTGCACCGTCTTTACCATTACTTCCGCTTGTGCCTGTGCTTCCTTTCGAGCCGTTTTTGATCGTCAGCGTCTTGCCATCAGAGAAGACAACGACATTTGAGCCTCCGTCTGCGCTGGACTCCGAAACAGATGAAACGGCAACAGATACGCCATCCTTGCCTGGCTCTCCGGCGGCACCGTCTTTACCGTCAAAATAATCTTTCCCTTTTACGGGAGTATATCCGTCTTGTCCGTCTTTACCATCCACCCCGTCAAAGTAGTCAATACCCTTAACCGGAGTATAGCCGTCCTTTCCGTCAACGCCTTTAAGACTCTCAAGCCATTCTTCCTCAGTTCCTTCAAAACCGTTTAAAACAGCGACTTCATAGGCGCTATATCCACGTCCGGAGACTTGAGCGCCTATTGTACTCTTTCCGGAAATACGGCCTTTAATAACAGCTTCACTTTTTGCAGCTCCTGTTATGCTCAACTCTTTCCCTCCGTTCTATTCCATCTCTCCGCCTTCAGGGAAGAGCTTAAACACCTTCGGCCCGTCCTCGTCATAACCTACGATCGTCTGCGGATTCGTTTCCGGATTCAGCTCTATCTCATACCAATAGTCCTCCGGCTTGCTTATAATATCGCCTATCTTGGTATCTTCCATTGTTAAGGAAATTTCAACACTCTGGGTATCACTTGCAACAGGGAAGTCCTTCTGCAAAACAACACAATGACAGCCTTTTTTGTTGAATACTTTAATTCTGACTACATCGCCCGCAGAAAAGGTATAGTTTTCATCACCGTCAACCGCAGTCAGCTCAAAAAACAGAACGTCGCCTCTTGTGACATAGATAGATAAATCATCGTTCACCTTGAACATACACTCACTCCTTTGTGCTTTCACGCACACTCTCAAGCTCTTCAATCGCCTCGTCTATCGTCATAAATCTTTCAACCGGCTTTATGTAGCCTCTGCCATCGCCTTCAAATACAAGCACGTCGCCCTCGGCAAGCTCGATCGTAGTATCATAGGTACTTACATATCCCTCGCCTTTAATTGTCATAACAGAATGCAAAACCAAATCTTTTATTGTTTGTTTTACGCCATCGTTCTCAAAAGTGATATCCGTGTCTTTGTTCACTTTGATTCCCGCAACCATATCAATACTTGGTTGTCTCATTAATTTTATATACTTCATAAATACCTCTCCTTTCTTTCCTTTCGTCAATACAGATCCTCCTCTATATTCACGAAAAGAGGGGAGCAAAGAGCTCCCCAATTCCCGCAGATTACTGATCTTTTTTTGTTCTTTTTTTAACTTCACCGATAACAGCCACCATATTGATGTTTACCGCTTTTATACGGTTAAGCTCTTCATCGCTTACAGTGATAACGTCACCGACGATTTGGTCTGTATCGGTTAGGCTTCGGTGAAATGGTATCAATACCTCAACTCGCTTCATAATTAAGCGGTCGCCTGAACGGGTATTTTGATAACCTGAATACGAGCTTCGTCGATAACCCTTGCGCCGAAGGTATCAAGGCCACGGATAATATCTTTGAAGCGCTTTTCGGCACGAAGAGCTTCTACCTCATTGATCTGTCCGGCAAACGCAATAGCTTTCTTACCACGGACGCAGCAATAAGCGTGAGTAGTATCCTTTGCCATATTGTTAGACATACATACCTTGAAGTCATCGTATACGCCTACGATGCCCTTCTTGATGTAATCAGGGTTATCGGTAGAAAGAGTGATAAGCTCGTTCTTGAATACGTTGTAGACCGCAGGAGTGATCTCGATAACGCCTTCCTCGTCAAAGTTTCTCTCTCTCAGAGCAACGATAGCGCCGTCGATAGCCGCCTTTACAGCCTCCTGAGTGAGATTGGTTGCGGTAGTTACGTTGGTTGCTCCTTTGATAAGGTTTGCAACGTAAGTATCACGTGCAACGGCAAGACCGTGAACAGCCTTCTCCTGATATTTCTCAGGAAGTCCGGGAACGGACTGCGCCTGATCAACGTCATCGACATAGAAAGCAAAGTAGTTTGCCTGGTCGATAGTGAGGAGCTGGCTTCTATCAGACATATCCTCAATAGTGATGTCCTTAGTGCCGTCATAAGCTCCGATAGTAGGCTCGCCCACGCCGAGAATTTTAACGGACTGAGCGTGCTTACAGTCGCCTTCATAGTCTCTCAAACAGTTTTCGACAAGCTTAGTTTTCAGCTCAAGATCGTCCTGAATCTTTTTAGACCATATAGTCTGAATAAAATGAGTTACTGCCATAATTAATAAACCTTCCTTTCATAAGCAGGAAGTATTACCATTTCGTCATAGAATTCTGAATCGCCTTGAAGAGCGCCGGGTTCTTATCAAGCTCTTTTCTCGTGAATCGGCTCGCTTCTTCGTAGGTATAGAAGTCCTTGACCGTACCGTCATCAGACGTTGCGTTTTTCATACTTCCCATTGTTTTAAATTCTTTTTTTGGTTGTGTTTTTGAATAGATATCATAGATATCTTTGATAGGAGTTGTGGAGTTGAACTTTGCCGCAAACTCCGTAAACTCTTTGCTCGAATAAACGTCCTCTGTAACGCCTATCTCTTTAAGAGCTTTGCTGCGCTCGGTATTGTTCCGGTGCTCAGCAAGCGTCTTGAACAAAGCCTTTTCTCTTGCTGTCATATTAGCAGCGCCTTTTGCTGTAAGGCGGTCAACCTCTTCGACAACCTCGTCAAAACCGGCCCTGATAATATCATCAGCTTCCGCTCTCGCAAGAACCTCAACGTCTCTGTCCGAGTATTTAACTTTCTGCGGAACGTTGATTCCTTTCTGCGAGTAAAAGCTACGGAAAGAGTCAGCAATCTCTTCCACGTCCTCTTTGCCCGTACCAGCTTTCAGCACATTCTCAAGCTCTCCATACTTTTCGTATTTCTTCTCAAGCTTTGCTTTCGTCCTGGCAATCTTCTTTCCCACAATTGCATCCACTTCCTCTTGAGTGTATGTCTTGGGAGTTTCTTCTGTGGTCTGCTCCACATTTTCAGCAACCTCTTCAGTCGCAAGGATTTTCTCTTGTTCCATAACAATATTCCTTCCATATTTTTTGTTCGGTGTTTTGCTTCACCTTTATTCCGTAGCTTTTAACGTCTTCCACGCCTGGACAATAAAAAGCAACCACCCGGAAAGTCCGGATAGTTGCTTAATAAATTAATTACATCGGCATTTGTGCCTGTTGCGCTTGCATTGCTGCATCCGCCACCATTGAAGCCTGAGCGTCAGGATCACCCATAAGGAAGTTGTTTGCTCTTTGCTTCATCATCTGCGCTCGTGCGTCTATCATTGCAATTCTGCGCTGTTCTTCCTCAAGGTTATCGACTATCTCCTGAAGCTTTAGCTTTGGCGCAACAGCGTCATCGTCAAGCGCCTTTACATAAGCTTTAAGCTCACTAAGTCTCTGAGCGTGGAAAAGGCCCTGCACTAAAAGATTTTCTATCGTCTGTTCCTGCGCAAATTTGTCATATACGCTCTTCGGCGTTACGTCTATCTTGACAGTTGCCTGAAGCTGTTCAAGCGCACTCTGCGGAACGTTCACGATCTGAACGCTTTCCTCTCCGGTATTCGGGTCTGTGATAGTCTCCTCAAGGTCAATTCCGTTTTCAGAATGAACTATGAGATATTCAAGCCATATCTTTGCAACGTCCTCAATGAAGTTTTTATAGCTTTCTTTCTGCTCTGTCATCGGAGCTTGTGACGCTTGCTGTACCGCAAGTATCGCCCTACCTGAAGCGCTCTCAGGGTTTACCTGGCCCGTTGCAATATCTCCGGCTCCTGCAAGCTCTCTCGTCACCTGAATCAAATCATCCTGAAGCTGTTTAACGTCAGGCGACATCTGCGCCGGAGGAATAGTACCGACTATCTTGTATACGTCCTCAACCGGCTGTCCGTTTGTGCGAATAATGCCGCCTACTGTGTTTAATGCTTGCGGGTTAGCTACCTTGCTTGTGTCAACAACCTTCTGCGGATATGCCTGGTATTTGACCGTGAGAACTCTTCTGACTTCGGTTCTGTTTACCTCAATCTGATTCGGTATGAGGAATCTGACTTCACCTTCGCCTCTTGCGCTGCCTTCTTTTTCTTCCCAATTGAAATGGGCGACAGGGTAGAGGGAAAGGCCCGTATCAACGTCTTTTGTGACATCGCACCATCTTGTAGCTACGGCAAAATGAACGGTTCCGTCCTGCTTGTACATCTTGTACACAACAGTAACCATATTATCCAGCTCTTCTTTTGCCGCTTCTCCGCTTTCCTCAAAGTTATCGTTATCGCCTATAATGCAATCTGTTTTCTCTTCGCTCATACCTAAACCAAGCGCAAGCTCGACGGCATTAGAGACGTCCATTCTCTTGCGTATAAGGATATACGGCTGACTCTGTATGTCGTCATCATTCTCGTTGCCGTAATAGATATCGTTTTTCTTCACGATCTCATTGACCGGAACCATCTTCTCCTTATCGAAATCGACATAGATGATACCTTCATCGTTAATAGCGCTATCTTTGGTGATTCTGCGCCCTTTGAAGTCCATCTTATCTCGTTCCCACACCCTTGCCGCATAGCCATTCAGCATATCGCAATATCTCTCCGCAGCCTTACGGAACTCTTTGTTCTCATAATTTTGTGAAGAGTAGTTGATAGCGTATAAGTTGTCGTGAATAACCGAGCATTTGTATTTGACAATAGGCTTAATGAAGTTTTTCTGCACCGGCTCCACGTCACCTAATTTTGCGTGAGCCCATTGATCACCGTTATAAAAGCGGTAGTTTCTGTCTGTGTCTGTATAGATTCCTATTCTTCTGTGATAGTTACGGCCCTTTTCATAAAGGCTCCATATCTCAGTTTCTTTTATTTCCTCTATATTCACCTATTCACCCCCTCGGAACGTCTTCCTGTCCTCTGCCCGTACCATCGTAGCTCTCTATATTGCGCATAATGGTATTAATTCTGTCTTGCTCCATCTCTGCTTCTTTATGGTTTCGGTTCTCTCTGACAGCTTTAAGCGGGTTTACTGAAGGTAATTCAATCTTCTCTCCCTTGCTAACCGTCTGTCCGACCTTTGCACCAATAAAAAAACACGCTATATTAAGCGTGCCGACAATTAATATTAATGCTATTTCCATATATCCCCCTATACAACGGTAATACTCTCACCGTAATCATACTGTGTTTCTGCATACTTTTCGACATTGAAATGGTACTGAGGATTCATAATAATAGGCTCTTGCGGGAATACCACTTGCTCTCTGATCTGATGCGCAATAGAAAGGCCCATCATCATATCATCGTGTCCGCCTTCCGGAGCCTCTATGCGTCCTTTTTCGTTGCGCACAATAGTCAGCAGCTCCTCAAGCGTTTCTTTGTCATTAATGGTATCTGTATGCTCTCTGACTATCTCTATAAGCCTTGAGATAATAGTCGGCCTTGTAAGCCTTGTTGTCTTGAATCCGAACCGCTTTTCTGTCTTTCCGGTATATGTGTCCTGAACCTCTCTAACATATTGTTTCGGATATCCAAGCCTCTGAAGCTCCATAATAGGATAACTGTCAAAGTTGGCCTCTATGCCTATTAAAGCGTCTTTATAATATTTACCCAGGCAATACATTTGTTTCGTATATTGGTCTGCGTCAAACTGTTGTCTCAAGACAGCAACCTGATCTCCCGTCTTTGCGTCAATAACGTGTCCTGTAAAAAAGTCGCTTCCTTCACCGGCCGTATCTCCGCCTATACAATACTCTGTGAACTGCGGAACATTAGGAGCCTGATAAAGCTTTATATATCCATCTTTATCATTCACCCACCGTATATTGCTTATTTTCAGCCCGTCATAATCATAAATAAAATAGCCCGTCTTAATAGGCTTTGGAATAGCCTCAAGACGTGCCTGAATCGCTCTTGCGTCAAATACTGTCTTACCTAAAATACCCCACATACCGAGGCAATAGACATTATATGTGTATTCGTCTGTATTCTTTAAATCCTCAAGAGCTTTTCTATCGTCGTCAGTAAGGAATTTATTGTCCTTATATGTAGAAAAACAGACTGTCGCCAGCCCGCTGTCGATAAAATGTCTTTTAATCCAATGCTGAATATTAATAGGGTTAAACGATAACACCATCTGCTTTTTGCTCTTACCTCCACGCAAACGAACTTTAAGCTGGTTTATGTCAGCTTCCTGCATTTCAGTCGCTTCCTCGCACCATTCGTCTGTCAGCTCACCGTTTTCAAAGGTGATAGACTTAATCTTTTCAACGTCGTCAAGACCGGCGAATGCAACCTCATTGCCCGTAAGCTTGCATTTGATACGCATATCGCTCTCATTGATCTTGAAATACTCTGAGAGATTCCAATTTGATATAACTTGCTTGAGAAGCGGGAAGGTACTGCGCCTATTTGTATCGCCCGTCTGACGCACTACAAGCAAATTGCAGCGCCTTGGATGAATCAGCTTATATATGTATCTTTGAGCAATAAAATAGCTCTTACCGGAAGAGCCTCCACCGTAAAACACCAGGTATCTGTCATCGTTATCAAGGTAGGGAAGATAGACGTCATTAAATACCTTTTTTGATATTGTAATGTTTACGTTCATTCGTCATCGCTCAATTCAATATTGATTGATACATCGCCACTCACGTCTGCATCTATAATCTGTTTTGCCGAGAACTCCTCTTTTGCTTTTCGCTCCAAGTACCACTTTGACATATCTATATCTTCATTTTCTATCGCTTGAGCAACGTTCAGCTTTGCTTTTATCTTTACTTTTTCTTTCAATAGCTCTTTTCGCTCGGAAAAATCAGGATTTTCGTTGCAATAATCATATAGCGTTGAAGGATTTATATTCGCTACGAGACAGGCTTCACGGTCTGACAAGCCCTGCGCAAACAACATCTCCAATTTCCCTATCATAGAATTCGTCATTACCGTAGGTCTGCCAACCTTTTTACCTTCACTCATTTTCTCACCTTCTTTTGTCGGAATCATAGGCGGCAGCCGATTGCCACCGCCCCAAAGGAGAAGGTATTTGACGGAGCGCAATCAATCTCCGCTGATTCCTTTTCTCAAGATTTTGAACACAAAAAGCGACTATCCAACACCGGATAATCGCTTCTTACAGGCTTTGCCCATTTTAATTATAATTTCATATCAACATTACATACAATTACATCTTTAAGCATTTTAGCCGCCTCTTTCTTTATGCGCCATATCTGAACGGTAGAGTAATGCATCTCGGCAGCGATCGCCTCGTTTTTCATTCTTTGGATATAATATCTGTGCATCACGCCGTAATGCTTTGGCGGAAGCTTTTCGAGCGCAGCGTTTATATCCGCTTTGAGCCTTATGTATTTATCTATCATATCATTCAGCTCTGTTTCTATATCAACGAGCTTGCAGACGAGCGCTCCCACCTTGTCAGATACTCCGGGCGTATGCGGCATACCGCTAATATTGGCGTTTGTACTTACCGCCATTTCACGAATACGATCACGCTCTGCGATTTTAGCGTCAATTAATTCATCTAACTTTTTTATTTCTCCAAGCCACTCATATACATTTACGCCCATCGTTCACGCCTCTTTCCCGCTACCGTATTTACGGCTTTTCTTCCTCGCTTCAGCATTCAAGCGACTTAGCGCATCAGAGAAAAACTCCTCTAATTCTCTTTCCTTACGCTTTTCGTCCTTAATTTTATCTATCTTTTCTCTGAAGGCTCCATACTCTTCACAGCTTCCGTGACAACCCTGAGTCCGTTTACCGCATTCATAACAAGGCGCTTTCCCCATAGTTATTTATCCTCCTCAGCGAAACGCTTAAACCCTCCCGCAAGAAAACCGAAAACAACCCACGCTATAAGGCACAATACTGCTACCCCAAAATTACTTCCGATATATCCGACCATTCCCAAAAACGCCAGGAAGGACAATGAAAACCAAACATATTCTAATATCTTTTTCATAGCAATCTCCTTTACTTGCCGCTGCTACCGAAGCCTTTGTCGCCTCGATCTGTTTCTCCCAAGCTATCAACCAGCTCTAAATCGGGAATAACTACCGGAAGAATAACAAGCTGCGTAATTTTCTGTCCTTTTGCGATAACAACGTCAGACAGCCCGTGATTATATAGCTTTGCAACAATAGCGCCCGTATACCCCTCGTCAATAACTCCCTCGCTTGTGATATTGTGCTTTACATTCAGTCCGCTTTTACTTTTCAGCATTCCCACCGTACCCGGCGGAAGCTCTATATGTACTCCCGTATTAATTGTCACGCTTCCCTTTGACGGCACAACAACCGTCATCGGCGTTTTTAAATCAAGCCCTGCGTCTGTCTTGTAGGCCCTCTCCGGCATAAAAGCCCCACTGTCAAGCTTTATTTTCATTCTGTTTTTCCTTTCTTAACTCTTTCAACCATTCACTCTCAATCTCTTTAAAATGATATTCAGATGCGCTTTCGTATTCTTCTGTATAGAAAATATGATTGCAACTTAAACATCGTCTTTTTCTATGTACCGATTCACAATCTTTGAGAGAACGGACAACTGTTGTTTTACCTTCACACTTCGGGCAAGTCATTTTTGTTTCCCTTTCAACTCTTCCTCAAGCTGTTTAATAACATCGCCGCCGTAAGCGTTCCTTGTTATGTCAATAAACTCCCCAACGGTAAAAGTATCGTTTTCAAGGTCATATCCGCCATTTTTAATAAACGATTTTCTACCCATCTCGCAAGAGCCTGTTAAGCGGTTGTGCCATACATAAAAAGCTTTAGCTGGATATTTTTTATCTTTGTCGGGGAACTCCTTGATAAACAGCTCAATCGCTTCGTCCGTATCCATATCCTCAAAGATTTTATTCTGCAAATCCTCAATAGCTTCTTGAATCGTCTCTCCGTGAGCGAATTTATTCTGTCCTTTAGCGATATAACACGGCGTTAGTGTTAAGTCTTTGTTTAAAATAAATCCTTTTGCGATATTATTTTTAATGTGCGAAATGAGTGTTGCAACCCTATCAATCACATATACCGTCTGACCGTTAAAG